TTGGGTGGTAAAACAGGGTCGGGAGATTTTAACTTATTATCTATTTTTGATATGAACGCCCTTCTACAAGACATTGCAGGTGTTGTGTAAATATCTTTAGCCCCAACCTGAGTATCACCACCAACTGCGTTTTGGTTTGTGTCGGTACAGTTTACAGATTGAGCTGGTGACATCTCATTAACAGAATAAGGTTCTTGAGTCTTTTTAGATTTTAGTGGTGTTGATGTTGCAACTTCACCAAATCCAGTACCACTAACAACCAACAATCTTTTTTCTTCAATGTATTTTTTCGTTGCAGGATTCTCGTTAAAAAATCTTATAACCGACGCAATCCTTCTTGCCGCCAAAGATTTATTGTATGCAACAGTTTGTGGCGCAGAACAACTTGAGTCAATTGAAATTGTAACAGTACCTGAAGTACTATTTTTAATTTGCTCAGCAACATCAATTGCCAATTGTTGAGCGATTTTATAGTTTGGTGTAATTACGGTATTATAAAATTCATCTAACTGAGGACCGTTTGATTTTTTTGAATACGTTGGTTTTTCTCCAATATATTCATCATACATTTCATTGTAATTAGGTGCGGTTTTTGGTTGTGGGTAATCATTTGAAAAATAAAAACCAATTTGTTCGTATTTCGACAAATCAACTCCACCGTTACCATTACTACCACCAGAGCCTGTAGTACCTCCACCACTATTTGCCGCCGCAAGTTCAGGGTCTACTTTAATTGTGTTTGCAATATATTCCATTTGTTCCTTTGTAATTTCTTTTGAAGTAATTGCTTGTTGCATTTGGAACAAATCATTTGGATTAATTGTATAATATTTTTTAGCTAATTCATAGATATCATATTTTCTACACCCTGCAAAGAATGAATCCAATATTCCATCAATTCTTGTCTTGTTAGTTTCATTACCTAAAACTTTATTAACAATAACATTCAATACCGATGGATGGTCAACAACAATATCCCAAGTTAAACTACCTGTTCTACTTGTATTTTTATATGTATAAATTGGTTCAGGTCTTCCGATAAAATCATTTTGATTCCAACTTGCCTGTACTGATTCGTTGAATGTTAAGTTATATGGTGGGAACCACATTACTCTACCTCCGTTAGGACCTCTCTCACATACCGCCAAATCTGACACAGAGTAACCAGGAGCGTTTGATGTTGCCCACGCCAAGTTCTCCAATGAGAACATATATTTCTTAGCATAAGCGTTATTCATCGTACCAATAATATTGGTCGAGTCTTGACCACCTTCTTGTTTGTTTGGTCCAATGTTAAGATTATAAGTCTTATCCAATACCGACCAAGAAAATCTTCTACCTTCAGTTGTTATACCGTCAGTCTTTTGAAGGTCATTGTATTGTAAGTATGGAACGTCTTTGGCAAACACACGACAGTATTCGGTACCAACCTCTTGTCCGATTGCCCCAACATAACTTAATACTCTTGAACCTTTAGTCATTTCTTTGTACCCATCATTGAATACTTTACTAACTTGGTCAATTGCATTACCCGCGTGTTTTAGACGATTACCACCTTGTGGTTGGCTATCAATAATTCTTTGAGTGTCATCAAGGATTGAACCTTCTCTAAATGTTCTTTCCGTTGACTCAGTGGTATTATATGATGATGGTTTAAAGTCTTCGTCGTCATTAGTTATTTGTCCACCAATACCAACTTTTTTACCAGCATTACCTTTGTATTTTGGTGACACCCATGTGAAACCACCTTCAATACCCCCACCGTTACCGTAGGTCGGTCCGTTAGCTCCAAGTCTAATTTCTTTACTTGGTCCTTCATATAACTGAGCCAACTCTTCAGGACCATAAACAGGAGCTTGAACTTCATTTCCATAAGGGTCGTTTGGTAATGAACCTGATGGTGAAAATATTCTTGATGGTTCAGATGTTGTTGAACCAACGTAATAATTGGCATTGTTTGTATTGGTTCCAACAAGTGCTCCACCCAAACGGTCAATTAATGTTCGGTCATAACTTGGCTTGTATCTGTTAAAGTTTATATTCTTAAACAATAAAGATTTTTGTCCTTGTCCTGTATTCTCAAAAAATATTTGAGAACCTGTTTTACCTGCACCTAATAGGTTACTAATAAAGTTACCTGCCGCAGCTAACGGATTACCAAGTAACGCTTGTTGGATTGTTGTTGGTTGTGGCGGATTAATATTTGGGTCCCAATAAGAACCTGGTATAGTTGAAAACGGTAATTGACTACCTCCAAGACTTAACGCAAATTGTGCTGCAGCTCCTAACGGATTGTTAGGTACCGTAATATTATAGTTTGGTTCAATTATCGGAACATTACCTGTTAAAATATTAACAAGGTTTGTACTACTATTAACATTTAAAATGTTTGCCCTACCAATCGTTTCTCTAATAATAGCTCTACCGATTCGGTCTTCAAATTCTCTCTTTAAAGTTTTTGCACCTAAACGAGCAATGAATGAATCCGCACTTAATAATCCATTACTACCAAGAGGGTCAGGACTTAATAGGATAGAAACTGAACGATAAGACGATGCATTAAACGTTGGGTATGGTTGTCCATTTGGTGGTCTGTCTTGGTCAGGTCTAACCGTCTCTAATGTTGTTACCGCTTCACCCGCATCAAAATTATTTGAACTTGAATAAGCATTTAATGGTCTCCATTTTTGAGTTGCAGCAAATCCTGTATCAACGATGTGAGCATCTTGTTGACCTGGTCCATATTCCCCGTTATTTGAAACAGTATTTAAATTTCCTGAAATATCGGGAGCAAATTCATATCCACCTTCATTACCCCATCTGTTAAGGGTATATTGTTTGTCGGCAAAGAAAGTTGTATCAATTAAGAAATCAGGACTATCAATAACAGAAATATCCCCCTGAACCACTTCGTAAGTAATTGGCGGGGTTGCAGGGCTTGGTGATTTACCGTAAGGTTTTAAATTACGGGTCATCAGTTTTTTTCTGAAGCCTTCGGTACTAATATAATCTAATGGACTACCCATCTATAACTTTATTAATAAATAGGTTAATTGAGTTTTTTTTATCATTGATATGCAACAACTCCTGAACCTTTTGTATCTTTTCCAAGATTAGCAACATATTGTTTAAACGCATCACTATTGAATATTTGCGTTAATTGTTGTTGTGTTAAACCATTTGCCCCAACAGACCCATCTATCGTAATTTTTATGTTTCCTGTAACGTCATTTTTTACATTAGTTGTGCCAGGTTGTTTTGACTCTATTTGTTTTGCAGCAACTTTAGACTGTATACTTTGTCCTAATATATCCGACTCAGATAAAGGTTTAACCTGAGCCTTTTCTTTTACTGCGTTGGCCGCGGCATTTGTTTTAACACCAGCAGCACCTAAAGTTTCATTTATAAAGTTTTTAAATTCTTTTTCAATTCCGCTCGTTCCTGTAATTTTCTTATTCGCATCCTGTAATAAATCTTTCAAAGCGTCAACACCTGTTTGACCTAAACTACTAGCCTGTTTCATTATACTGGCCTCTAATTCTTCAACTTGTTTACTAAAATCTTGTTCACTTAATTTACCAGCATCTTTTTGAACAAATAGTGAACTCATTTTATCAACTGCGTCGGTAACTTTTTTAGTAATTTCCGCGCTTTCAGGAACCGCTTTGTCGATTGAACTAACAACCGCTCGACTAATTCTTTCAGCACCTGTAAGATTACCTCTAATAACTGGTGTTGCCGCAACACCAAAAGTACCCTTAGCAATATTTGCATCCAATGAAGATTGAATATTTTTTAAAACATCTAATTGACTTATTTGAATATCTTCTAAAGTTTTAGGTCTATTTTCTTGTTGTTCTCTTAATTTTTCAAACTCGTCTTGAGTTAAGTCAGCGAGTTTTTTCTGTTCAACATTACCTTTATCATCTTTAATTTGAACAACGTACTCACCTTCTTTACCCATTGTTGCCATGTTGGCCAACAATTTCTTATCTTCCTCATTTTCAAAACTAATTGAAGGGCTAATTGCAGATAATCTTTTATCTAAATCCGCAGCCGCCAAAGCACTTTTAGATAATTCTGCAGCACTGATACCTGTAACATCGGCCATTTCTTTTAACATTAAGATACCTTGAGGGTTTATCTTGAATGTTTTTGTTTTTTCATCAAACTCAGTAAATTGTTTTGTCGCATTAATAATACTATCTTGTAATGCTCCAGGGTCTGTTAAAGATTGATTCATTAACGCAAATGGGTCAGTAAGATTTCCAATTGAAACACCTAATCTTTGGAACCCTGCAGCCGCTTCAATCGCACCTTCAGGTCCCATAACTTTGTTTGCAAAGTTTGCGGTGTTTTGCATATCAAACCTCAACATAGAAGCTTGTGCTGCCATTTTTGTTAAACCAGCAACACCATCAGCAAAACTAAATTGGTTCATCAATGCCATGTTGTCGGTAACTTCACCCATAACAACCTGAGCATTTAGACCAACACTTTGAACATACTCTATAGATTGTTCTAAGTTGGTACCAATTTGAGACGCTTCTACACCCGCCTGTGCAAAATTACGAACAATAGTCTCGGTGTCTTTACCAATAATTTGACTAGCAGCAAATAATTTACTAACCTGTTCTTCAGTGGCTAAAACATTCCTTTCCGAACCTCTGGCAATATCTGCCATTGTAGATGAAACTTGTTCAATACTACCACCCAAACGAATAACACCAGCAGCAGACCTTGCAACCGCATCCGCCATTTCGTCCATTCGAGTTCTACCTTGAAGAAAGGCATTGTTGAGGTTTTCAGCACCTTGGTACATATCTCCAATCGACTCCAATATTTTTTCAACAGGACTCTTTAAGTCTTCAATAGATTTTTTTAGATTATTTAAATCTTCTTCAGCCATTTTAAATTATCGGTTTGTATATAAATAGAAGAAGGACTAATTTTTTAGTCCTTCTTATTATCTTCTAGCCATTTATTTAATAGATACTTTCTAACAAATATTGGCATTCTTTCAAAATCTTGGTATGTCACACCTAAAAGAGTTCTTAAATAATAGAACTCATCAATCTGACTTTTCCTATAATCAGAAGAAAGGGCGAAAAAAGTCGACCCCAAAACCAACATTAACTGTTAGTTTTTCTCCTGACGGGGCCATAATAGTTTTGTTCATGTCTAATCTTGGTTCATTTTCATTCATAAATTTTCTAATGAATTTTGAATCCATAATTGGCATTGACTCTATAAATTTAGCAATCCCCGCCTTATCAGATGAACCATTCACTTCAACAATTTCTCTTTCCATTCTCCAAGTAACTCGTGGTACTGTTCTACCTTGTGGGTACATTGCCGCCATGGAGTTAATGTCCATGATTTCACCATAAGTTAATGGTTTTAACTTAATTGTCGATTGAGACTTTGGTAAAAGTACCGTGAACGTACCGTCTTCATTTGGTTTTTGGTTACCAACAATTGATAACTCATCTAACATTACAGTTGTTTGGAATGGTTTTTTAGTTGCAGGGTCAGTGACATTAATAGTCATTTCAGGACCAAACGCAGTATTTCTTAAAAAGATTAGAATTGCTTCAACGTCACCTTCAATTAAATCTTCAACTCTTACATCTGGTTCATAGATTTTTGCTCTTAACAAGGTCATTGTTAAATCATTTGCCCCACCCATAAGAATGTTCTCATCGGAAGCAGTAAGATATCCAACCTTTAAGGTTTTCTTTTTATTTTTGTAAAATATACCTTGTGAAGGTAACTGAACTACATCGTGTGGTAGTGTAAAATTTTCTTGACCGTAGTCTCTTGCTTGATTTTCCATATAAAAAAATAACCGTAAAGTTTATTAGCTTTACGGTTAAATATAAGTGAGTATGATTTTATGTAAATAGTATTAGTATACTAACACACATCTATCCATTCTTAAAGAAGCTGTGATATCCGCTAACGCATCTTGACTATAAGATAACGCTCCGAAGTTAACATCAGTTAAGAATGTTCCATAAAGAATCCATTTCTCAACAACAACTCCTGTAGGGTCCAACATTTCAAGGTCGATGTCTTTTTTATAACCCGCAGCATAACCCATACGACCTGTCACTGATTCAGCGTGTAAACGAACCCACTCCATAAGTGCTTGAGCGGCAGACGGTCCAATAGGGTCACGGAACTTAACACTAATTGGGTCCCAGTTAAATCTACCTGCAACGAATGTAGATGTGTTTAAGAATTGTATTTCAGTTGCACCAATCTTAATAGATGGTCTTGAAGCGCTTTCAACAAACCACTCGTTGATACCCAAACTTGACGGAAACCTTAAGATGAAACGGTTCTG